ACCAACAATGGGCAGAGCAAATGAACAAGAAAGCCCAAGAAACGAAGAAACAATTTCTGAAGAGCCAAGACCAACATTGGAAGAACAGCTTCCTACACAAAATGAGTCAGCTCCTGTTGAAGACGAAAGAGTTGCTGAACAACCTGAAACAGAAGATACTATTATTGCTGAAGAAGAAACAATAAGTGAAAGAGAGTCCAATGAAACTGTCGGAGAAACAGAAACAAGAAATAGTAACGATGGAGATGAAAGAACTGAAGTCGCAGATTCTTCAGGAGAAGATAACCAAAGCACACCTGAAACGATTGAAGAAAGCAGGAGCGAAAGAACTTCTACAGGAGTTACTAGAACTATTTCAATAAAAGATGTTGAAAAGAAAGTGAATGAACTTGTAAAAAGGGTAGATCAACGATTAGTAGCTACCTCTGTTATCGTAGCAAAGGCTATGCAAAGTTCTTTTTCTGTGGATAATTATGGTAAGGTGAATGAAGACATACTTAACCAACCGAATATAGATGGAGGTGATTACTTTGAAACAAGACAATATATTGATGTTAGAAATTTATATGCTGAAAATCAGAATGTTTATGGTGACCCTGTTGCACAGTACCAAAAGAATGTTCAGGATAAAGTAGACGAAAGAATAAGAGCAGAAGAACACTTAAGGAGGATTCGTGGATATTAAAACCATAGCGACTGGCATAGGTCTAGTCATAACAATAGCAGGGCTTTTTGTTTATCAGGGACAATTAATTACAAGAGTTGATGTATTAGAGGCTCAAAAGGCAGTAAACATTAAACCATTAGAACAAGACATAGCAATTAACAAAGCTGAAATAGCTGTACTCAAAGCAAAAGTAGATGAGATAAAAGCTCGTTCAGATAATCCACTGAGGTAATAATTATGATACCAATGGAATTATTAAGTATGTTGGCTAGCACAGTCCTAGGGGGCGTGTTATCTATTATGGCTCAGAAATCACAAGCTGAGGCAGAAAAACAAAAAATGTTAATGCAACGAGCAGAGTTTGCAGCAGCACAAGTAGACAAAGCAAGAGAAGTTACTGACCAATTTACTAAAAATACGAGACGTTGGATAGCTTTAATAGCTGTTGTATCTATATTAGTAATACCTAAACTTGCACCATTTATAGATCCGTCAATGCCTATTTATGTAGGCTACACAGAAACAGTACAAGAAGGTTTTTGGATATTTGCAAGTGATGTAGACATGACGCAATGGAAGCCAATGTCAGGATTAGTAATTACACCATTAGATACTCATGTGGTTAGCTCAATCATAGGTCTTTATTTTGGTGGTTCATTAGTGAGAAAATAACATGAATGATAGATACTATTACGAAAATATGATTAAAAAACTAGAAGATCGTGAGAAATCTATCGTAGAAACTCTTTGTTTTGGAGCAGTTATAGATTATACTGCTTTTAAAGAGATGAGAGCTAGACTTTCTGAAATCTCTTTAACGAAACAGGAGTTAAAAGACCTGCTACAAAAGGTGGATGATAATGACTAAAACTTTATATGTGCCAGACCACATTATTGAAGAAGATAAACAAGAAAAACTAGAACAACAAGAACAACAAGAAGGAGATCTAGAAAAAGCTTACGTCAAATCAGAAGACAGAGTTCTAGACCCAGAAAAACTTTCAAAAAAAGCAATTGATAAAATGCCTCAACCTACTGGTTGGAGAATTTTAATATTGCCTTATCAAGGTAAAAAACTTTCTACAGGTGGTATTATCATACCAGAAGAAGTCAGAGAAAAAGAAGCAGTAGGAACAGTTTGTGGTTATGTACTAAAAGTTGGTCCTCTTGCTTACCAAGACTACAACAGATTTGGAACTTCTGGAGGTTGGTGTAAAGATGGAGATTGGGTAATTTTTGGAAGATACGCAGGTAGTAGATTTAAAATAGAAGGAGGGGAAGTTCGTATACTAAATGATGATGAAATTTTAGCTCGTATAAACAACCCTGACGATATTTTACATATTTAATTAATAACAACATGGAGGAAACCATGCCAGAAGCAAAAGAAAAACTACAAGAGCAGGAAACACAAGAAGTAAGTGTAGAGGTTGAAGAAGCCCCTCAAGATACTTTATCTGATGACCCTGAAGTTGAACAACATCAAAAAGAGAGACCTCTGGAAGAAGTTGAACAAGAAGCTAAACAAGCTGAGCCTGTAAAAAATGAAGGAGAGCTAGAAGAGTATAGTGAGGGCGTAAAGAAAAGGATAAATAAACTCACAGCAAAACTGCGTGAAGCAGAACGTCGTGAAAAGGCAGCTACTGATTATGCACAGTCTGTGCAAAAAGACTTAGAAAGTAATTCACAAAAGGTAAATACTTTAGATGAATCTTTTGTCACTGAGTTTGAAACTAGGATTAAGTACCAAGAAATGGCTATAAAAAATGAATTAAAATTGGCTATTGATCGTGACGATGTTGATAAACAAACAGAGCTACAACAACAATTAGCTAAATTAGCTGCTGATCAACAAAAACTAGAATATGTTAAAACTCAAAGAGAAACAGATAAAAAAGAAACTGAAGTAAAACAACCACAAGCCCAAGCCCAAGCACAGCCTCAACAACCTGTTGATCCTAAAGCTCAGTCATGGGCAAATGAAAACACATGGTTTGGAGCAGATGAGCCTATGACTCTTACTGCTTTTAGTGTTCACAAACAACTTATAGAAAGCGAAGGATATGATGCGACCTCTGATGAGTACTACGCTGAATTAGATCGTAGAATGAGAAAAGAATTTCCACAAAAATTTGACTCAACTGAGGCAAAAACAAACGGTAGAACTACTCCTCAAGTGGGTGGAGCTACTCGTGGGAGTCAACGAGCAAAGCAAACAAAAGTAAAATTAACCAACTCTGAGGTTGCAATCGCTCGCAAACTTGGTATAACTAATGAACAATATGCGAGACAAAAAGTCCGCATGCAATCGTGAGGTAACACACTATGACCGATAAAAACCCACGCTCTTCTGAACAAAGAAGCAAAAAAGCAAGATCCACTCCGTGGAAACCACCGTCTACACTAGACGCACCACCCGCTCCAGAAGGATTTAGTCATCGATGGATTCGTGAATCCGTAATGGGTTATGATGACAAAAAGAACCTTTCTGCTCGGCTTCGCGAAGGCTTTGAACTCGTTCGTGCCGATGAGTACCCAGATTTTGAAGCACCAACTGTCCAGGATGGTAAACATGCAGGAGTAATTGGTGTTGGAGGACTGGTACTTGCCCGTTTCCCCAATGAAACTAAAAATCAACGCGATGAACACTTTCAACAGCAAACAGCTGACCAAATGGAAGCCGTTGATAATGATTTAATGAGGGAACAACATCCGTCTATGCCTATCAGTAAACCTGAAAGGCAGACTCGTGTAACTTTTGGTGGAAATGATTCCTCCAAAAAAGATAAATAATTATAAAGGAAGAAACTTATGGCAAATATTGATGCTGCATTTGGGTTAAAACCCTACAAAATGCTTGGAGCAGGAACAAACTCCAATGGCGTTATGTCTTTTAAGATTCAAACAGCGAGCACAGCGGGAACATCTAGTGTAATTTTTGAAGGAACACCAGTTATCCCACTTGCAAATGGTTTGGTCGATATAGTAGGCAACGCTAATGGAGGAACAGTTCCTCTGCTTGGAGCATTTATTGGTTGCGAGTATACCGCTTTAGACGGTACTCCAACTTTTGCAAACCAATGGCCTGGAACGAGCTCTGTTAAGAGTTCTACTGAGGCTACCGCACTTATAGCTGCACACCCAGATCAATTATTTTTGATCAATTGTGACGCTGCTGCGGCTCTTACGCTTGTTCACGCGAATGCAAACTTTGCTACAGCGACAACTGGCACTTCAGCGACTGGTAAGTCGTTAGGTGAGCTAGCTGTTTCAACTGCGGCTACTACAAACACTCTAAACATGAGAATCGTTGGTTTTGAAGATTCACCTTCAAACTCTGATGTCTCTAGTGCAGGGCGTTTAGCAATCGTACAAATAAACAATCACTTCTATCGTTACAATGCTAATGGTACTGGTGCAGGTGTATAAGGAGGTACATAATTATGGCAATAACTAGATCACAACTCCTTAAAGAGCTTGAACCAGGACTTAATGCCCTGTTCGGACTGGAGTATGATAGGTATGACAATGAGCATACTGAAATATTTGAAACTGAAACTTCTGATCGTGCATTTGAAGAAGAAGTAATGCTTGCGGGATTCGGCCAAGCTCCTACAAAAGGAGAAGGTGCGGCAGTCACATTTGACTCTGCAAATGAATCTTTCACTGCAAGGTACACCCATGAAACAATCGCTTTAGCGTTTGCTATAACAGAGGAAGCTGTCGAAGATAATCTTTACGACAGACTAAGCTCTCGTTATACTCGTGCTTTGGCTAGATCTATGGCAAATACCAAACAGGTAAAAGCAGCTTCTAT